GTGGGAATGGTTGCCGAGGCATACGCGGTTGCCGCCAGCGGAACCTTTGCCGTGCCGGTGATGATCGCGGTGATCGTTACCGGGGTGCCGATCTGGAAGGACGGCAGCGCATTGGGGCCGACCGTAGAGCTGGCCGTCGATTGCGTTCCCGTGATAGCCGCGTTACCGACCGGATACAGGATTTCCGTGAGTGTCCCTCCGGCAGCCGCCGTCATGTAGACGCGATAGCCGACCGCGCCGGCCAAAGCCGCCGGGCTGGTGAGCTGAATGACGTTGGTGGCGCCCGCGCCGGTCGCAATCGTCGCCAAGGCGTTGGTATCGATCGAGAGCGTTGTCTCACCGCCAAACGCATCCACGTAGGTGACACCCAGGCGGTAGGTCGAGGTCGCCGGGATAGCGCCGCCGGTGGTTGCCGTGGTGAGCAGCCCAAAGGTTGCTGCCGAAGTCGATACGGCTGTCGGAGCCGCAAGCTGGGTCAGCGACGAAGGCACATTGCTCCCCGAAGAACCAATCCCGTTGCGCACATCGGAAATGGTGACGTTCGGAGGCACCACCGCGGCGGAAAGCATGGCAGTGGTTCCGCCATAGAGCGCCCACCGCGCGTCCACGATAACCGTTCCGCCGCCATACACGTTGGCGCAGTAGTTGATGGCTTCCTGCAAGCCCACGGTTCCAGAGCGGATTTCGTCTCCATTGCCATGCAGATAGGTGAATGTCGCGGTGACGGTCGGAGAGCCATACATTCCCGGCGTTGTGTTCGATACGGAACTGGGCGTGACAGTTTCCGACTGAATCAGGCCAACGATAATCGGAGCGTTGGTGTTCAGTGGATAGTTGACCACCGTTCCGTCTGCAGTGGTGAAATAGCCGTAAGCGAGCGTAAGTGTTCCCGCTCCAGTCGCGGCTGGGCCGTTGATCGCCACAAGAGGCGCGACGATTGGATTGACTCCGTACGCGAACTCGAAGGCGTTGAATTGTCCTGAAAACCTGCTAAGTGCCATGGTGGGACTCCTTTACCGATGACTCGTTATATGCACTGCAACCGCGCTCTGGTTCCGAGATCGACCAGCGCCTTATCCCTGCATCCCGCCATACTGCGGCTCTTGCTGTTGATCCTCTTCGCCGCCGTGCTGATGCTCCGGCTCCTGAGCCTCTTCCCCGAGGAACTTGTCCAGCGCGCCTCTGGCATCGTCTGCGGAATTCGATTCGGCGTGATCGTCGTGCTGGCCGTCCTCGCCAATCGAGTGACTGTGCGCGCTCATCCCGTCGTGGTGGACGACGTGGTGCTTGTCGCCGCCCGTGACATGGTGGCCGATGTGCGCCAGCATGTGCAGATGGTCGGGGTGCTCCTCGCGAGTTCCGTCCTGGTGCTCGGATGTATGGGTGCCGTCCGCATGATGGGTGATGGTGGTCTGAGTTTCTCCGCCCTCGCCGTCCACCTTTCCCTTTTCCGGAGTGCGCTGTTGACCTTTGTCTTCATCGCGAAGGTTTGGCTTCTCGGACTTGGTGAACTCTCCGCCCATCTTACTCAAACCGCCCATACCCTTCATTTTCTCAGCCATTTGCCAGCCTTTCCGCCTGTGTCGGCTCCGGTACCGTGATGTTCTGTCGAGCCGCCGCAATACGCAACTGTGCGCCGCTAAGAGGCTTCCTGTGAGAATCTTGCGCTTCCGGGCCGGTGCGTGTCAACGATTTTGCTGTGACGGCCTCGGCAAATTGCTTTACAGCAGCGGTATCCCGCGCCAATTGCTCCTCAATCGCGGTCACGCCGAGCCACTCTCTCAACCAGCTTCTAATCACGGTAATCGTTCTCCTCTCGCGGGCCGCGCTTCACGTTCTTGAGTATCTCGCGCTTGCGCTGGGTTGCCTGCTCTTGCGTCTCCATACGAGCCTTGGCAATTTCCTCGCGCTGCTCGCGCACCCAGGTTTCGCGCTCCGATAAGGTTGGACCTGTCACCTCGACCATCGAGACTTCCTCCCCTTCGCGCTCTGCTGTGCCTCATGCTCCATCTTCTTCATCTGGATCGCCTTGACCGTGTGATCCGCCGCGCCCATCTCCTGCCACTTCTCCTGCATCCGAACCGGCAACGGCGCTTTCTCCTTTGGATTCAGCATACTCATTAAACCATACCGCATTTGGTCGAGAATCCCATCAAATAAAGCTCCGTGAACCTTCAAAACATCTTCTGAGCGCCCAGGGTGCTTCTCATCCCGGATCGCCATAGGTACAGCCTCAATCGCCTCTTGGCACTCCCCAGATATAAAAAACAATGGCGTATTCAGAGAGTAACCCCCGCCCTCAGATTCGTAATCGTCGTCTGTCCGGCTGGGGTTCATGCACCCATCCAGAACGTCCGCTGTCTTTTTCATGCAGGCATACATATACCGCCAGCCGCCGATGCGTGCGTTTGTAGCTGGTTCTGGATAAGGGAAAGTGACTTGCAATTCACGATCCTTGTATGGCACCTTCTCTACTCGCAACAGCTCCCGGCTGATCTCATCGGCCACGCTATGACCTTTGGAGTCTTTTTCCCAAGCGTCAGGGGAGAGAAAATAGCGGCTCATGGTTTTTGCTTCTTCGATGGTGGTAAGTTTTCGGCATTGCCGTATCAAATCTCCCGGCTCTATACCGCTCCCGTTTAGCTCACGGTAATAGACTACGACAGTGACAGCCTCAGTTATTTTCACGCCGAACACGTCCTCGAACTGCTTTGGACTCACCTTGCCACTCGTGAACCATCCTACCGAGGCCGGATCGACAAACCCATCATCGTGTGCCATCCAGCGCGTCCACCACGCCTGAATCAGCCTTTCCTGTTGGTATGCCGACAGAATCAGTTTGCTCTCGTCCCACACCCCCGCAAAGTATTGGCCGGCGAACGAGTCGAAGCTGCCTAAGAGATGGCCGGCGCGCAGGCTCGGCGGCAGTGTATCCAGCTTCCTGCCCTCGGCCGTGCGATTGATGAACAAATGGAAGCGGCAGCACATGAACTCAGGTCCATTGCCCGCTGCCCCGCACGGACACTCCTCACCGCTTTTCAAACCATCCGGCAACGCATAGAAGTCCTTTGCGCTGATCCCAAGCGGCTCAAACCACACATAGTTATCCCAGCCGAACAGGTGCACGAACGCGAAGTCCTGCGCGCGCTCTCGTTCATGGAATCGCTTTTGATGGAATACCCGGCGCAGGAACTCTGTACCGATCCCGCCTGGATTGAAGAACAGGCCCGTTTTGCAGTCGTTCACCGGCGCGCCTGGCCAGCGGTTTGCGCTCTTGATGATCGTTAGCTCGCGTTCCGTGAACTGCTCCGCCTGGTCAACGAAGATGTCGTACCACTCCGGCCCCCAGAAGCTCTGGTCAACCGCCTGCTGATTCTCAGCGTAGCGGAAGCACAGCCTTGACTTGTTGGGAAGCCTGAACTCCTGATCGGTCGCACGCCAGTAGGGCAGCAACTCGGGATACTCGGCAAAGTACTTTTGGATGTGGTTCTCGTTTACATCCTTATAGATGCGCCTAAGAATGACTCCCGGCGTACCTGGACGCTGCAACCGCCGATCCAGCATGATGCGCCTGAGGCCGCCTGACTTGCCACCAGCTCTCGCTCCACCCCCACCGATCCACGTTGCCGCATCCGGGCCGGTGCGGTACATCAGCTTGCCAATCTCAAGCTGCTTCGGCTGGAGGAGCAGCTCTATTTCCTTTGCCATACTACCGGCTGAGGATCAAACTGCCACTGGTCGGTGCCGTCGCAAACGTGCAGCGCAACCACACACTTGGCACGACAGGGAAGCCCACGCTGGTGCTTGTCGCTGCGGTGATTGCCGAACCGAGATATGTGTACGGCTGGTAAAGGCTGGGAGTATCCGAAGGTGCAATCTGCACTGTAGCCGTTTGGTTTGTTGAGTTTGTGAGCACCACGGCAGTCTGCCCACCTGGGTCTGGACCCATACTGCACTGCTGTGTGGTTGTCACGCTGGCATCAGTCGCGGCGTTATTTACAAGCGCGATCTCGTTGCCGGGATAGATCGCTCGCGGTATGGCTGCATTGTAGCTGGGCATGGCTTACTCCTTTGCATCCAATATACTACGCGTCACAAATTGCAGAGGGCCACCATCGGGGCCGCTGTGCTCCTGCTGCACGCGCTCGCCGTAAACTCGCGGATTACGCTTGGCAACCATCCACTTGAGCGTATCAATGCGGGTCCGTTGCCAATTTGCCCACCCTGGATCAATGCCAAACTTTCCGCGCTCTGGTTCGGCTGCGATTGCATCCGCGAGCGACTCGAAATCAGAATCCGCCCGTATTTGTAACGCGCGCGTGTAGCGTTTAGCGAATTCCGCATCAGCATCTTTATGATTCAAAATGGAAGCAGCACAAAACCCATTCCTTGCAGCGACTTGCCGCAACGAATCGCCAGACTCGATAGCAGTTATCACATCGTCTTCGAGCTCCGGCGTCCAGGTGATCATGCGGCCCTCATCCATCGCCCAGGCGCAAACGGCGAGAATGTGCTGATCGCTGGCGGGTGGGGCACGATGGAGAGTCGGATAATCGTGACGGCTGTCACAGCGGGTTTGATGATCGGCTTGGGCATGACGAGCACAGCGCCATTATAGCGCAGTGTAAAGCGTGCTTGTCAAGTTTGCGGCGCATTCCGGCTTTTGATTACGCGCGTCTAAATGTTCGCATTATCGGTTTCCGCGCTTTCTTGCGCTGATCCGGGGCGTCGTTCACCGCTCCCTGCCCGTTTTCGGTGCTTTCCGCATTGCTGCGGTGGATGCGCTCAAGAGCCGGCCAACTTGATTCGCGGAGCCGGTATTGCTGCTTGTTGGGGATTATAGCGCACCCATTGCGGGGTGATGCGCCAGGTTCTCTTTGAAGCGCAAGGAACGAGGATTTGCACAGGGCGCGAAAATAAATCACGCATTATGCGATTATTTAGTTGACAAGATAATCGCATTATGCGATTATCTTTTCAGTAGTGAGGGGAACAGAGATGCAGATGGAACTCAAGCTCGCAAAGCCCGCAGCGGGAACCCAGCGCCACACCGCTTATGTATTCGATGGATCGAGGGCGCTTTTCCCTTTTAC